CGTGTAAGCTTGTCACCTGAAATTGGCTTAGCTATCACGCTATAACCCGCAAGAAGCTTCACAAATGAACTAGCTTGCGATTTACCAGCTTGACCGGGATCTTGTGGTAGACGCACAGAAACTTTTTTCCCATCTATTTTTGCTGTTTGTTCTAAGCGCTTATTCACATTGTCAGGTCCAAGCTGTCCTCTAGTTACATCGACAATGTAAGTAAAACCATCTGCGCCTAGAGCTTCTCGCACACCTACTGTAAAGTCGCCCTCATTTTCGGTAGCCCCAAAATCCCAAGCCCTAACTTGTTTCAATACATCCGCAGGCAAAGCATCAACAATTTGAATATTGTCGGGCTTAAAAAAACCGCCTGCTGGCGGTGATGGCATTTGTCGGTACTGCCCGGCAAATACATATGGTGCTGCTTGCTCCATTAGCCTCAATTTTTGGATATTGTGTTTTGCTGGCCACAGTGCGGATCCGTCTTCCTGAATAGCTGAAAGACATAGATGCTCCCACACTTCACCGTTACCACCAGCTACAGGAACGCCGTCTTTTCTATCACCTAGCAACCATCCAGCTAAATCATCTTCATGAAGTCGCTGCATAATCACAATGATCGGCGTATCTGGCGAGTTAGTACGCGATTCGAGTGTGTTCTGAAACCAATCAATTACCCCTTCTCGAATAGTTTTTGATGAAGCTTCATGTGCTTTATGTGGGTCATCAATAATAATGCAGCCACCAAAGCCTTTACGAAGTTTTCCTGCACCAAAACCAGTAATCGTACCGCCTGTACCTGTCGCATAGCAGACACCGCCTTGAGAAGTTCTCCAGAAGTCTTTAGCCTTACTATCATCACGCAATGTAAGCTCAGGAAAGACTTTTCTATACGCCTCTTCTTGTACAAGAGTTCGTATTTGGAAGGCATTATTTGCGGCAAGCATTGCCGAGTAACTGATATGAATAAACTCACAGTCTGGATTCTTACCAAAACACCATGCCATAAAATTAATTACAGCAATTTCAGTTTTAGAATATCGTGGTGGAACGTTAATAATTAACCGCTTTATCTCTCCGCGATAAACTTTTATTAAAGCTTCGCAGATTTCTAAGTGGTGCCAATTTTGCATCCATTTATAACCACGGCGCTCCTTAAACATGTACCTTGTGAAGAAATATAAATCTTCTTGCGCCTCGATCCGGATGGCTTTATCCCGAGCCGCATCAGTACTCATCTAAGACTTCCCTCCGCGCTTTTAAGTAATCTTCCATTGGAACTGGAATTTCTGAATTAACTGTTTGGACTGGTCCGCCGTCTTTGCCTGTAATTTCTTGGCGATTAGTAAATTGACCACCAATGTCTTTAGCGGCTTGCTCAAGAATTTTTAAGGCTGTTTTGACGTTTCTAGTCTTCTCAAGTTGTCTTTGGTATTGCTTCAATCGGTAGTACTTATTAGCAATTGGAATATCAATTAAGCCTTTATCAAACTCATCTCTGGTTTTTTCAAATAGTTCGACATACTTTTTGCTTAAGTTCTTACCAGCAACCTTTGTAGGGTCATAAGTTGCAACTTGAACACGATCTATATCAACGCCAAACTCTTGTTTTACGAGTTCAGCCACTTCTTGAGGTGTATCACGACAAGCAAGAGACTGAACTATAAAGATTTTCACAGGCTCTTTTAGTGTCGCCATAACTTCCTCATCGTATAACTACGTATAACAAAATGGGCAAAAAAAAGAGCCATTAGGCTCAATTGATTACACAGTTGCCGCAGCATTTTGAAATATCAAGATTCGAAACAAACGGCGGATTTTTTGCGACTTCAATAAGTCGCTTAACATTTTTGCTTGGTCCATAACGTTTAACTACGCCAATAAACTCTTCAACGTCATGACCAGCAAGATAGTGCTTAGGAAGACCAGAACTATCGCTATAAACAATTTCTCCGTCCTCGTCTCTCATCACTCCAATGTGGTAAAGCTCATGTTCAAGTAAGTAACAGAACTCTGTATCGTTTGCACGCTCACAGAAAGAAGCGTCGACAGTTATTAAATAAGTAGGTACAAAACCAAACCAATCACGCATCTGTTGCTCTTGTCGAGCTTTACGCCAGCCACCAACATTGAACATGACTTTTTCGCACTGGCCTAACACCATAACTTGCTTGCTTTTATATGCAGAAGAGGCCCACGCGAATGCTAAAAATTCTTCATTATCGTGAAGCAGTTCACCTATGTGATCATGATCGGGGTTATAAAGAGGTCCACCAATAGTTAAGTAATTAGCAACAACCCATTTTTTTAGATCTGGTGCTGGTGTTAGTCTAATTGCTTCTTCTTCATCTGCTTGATCAATAAAATCAGTCGGTGGAAATGGTCTGATCTGCTCCATCTTCAATTCTCGCTAATTCACTTTTTATCCAGTTGATGACATATCCCGACAAAATAGAATCTGGATGAAAGCGCTCTATTTTGTAACCCATCTCTTCAGCATGATCATATCGATCAAGACTCCATGCTTTATTTGACAGCTTTCCACCACGCCCACCAGACCAGGGACCACCCTCAATTTCAATGAGCAAACGCAATTTCACAATATGAAAATCAAAGCGCCAGTGTTTGGTATGGATCGGTTGAAACTTACTTTCAAAACCAATCGCCAAATCCTCAAGTTCTTCCTTAAGTGTTGCCTCAGCCTCGAGATATTTTTGCTTCGCCTTAGGCAGTGGTCTGGATTTGGGTTTGGTTTTAGGTTCTTTTTTCCGAGTAAGCCAAAAATAATCTTTACCATCCATGCCCTAGCCCCTTAAAAGAAGCCCTCAGGCTTGTTGTTGAGCCGTGCAATTAATTTGTTTTGCTTTGCTATGGCTAAAAAAAATCGCTCATCTAATTGAGCGATCTGTTCTGTAGATAATCCTTTCGTTGTACAGCTTCCCAAATGATTTAACTCTACTTGGAGCTGTCTAATCTCATGCGTAATTTTTTGAAATTCAGTCATACATACTCAAAAAAGAAAAACCCCCGCCAATAACTAGTATGTAGCGGGGCCGTTTGCGCCGTAATCCGTCCGGCTAAAAGAGAGGTGTGCTTATAAAACACCCCTCACGAGATTAAAAATCTTATTTGCGTGTATTCCACTGGCGAATAGCATAATTAACAATTGATCTTTCTTCATAAACAGTGTCGTAATGAAAATTTTCATCCCAAGCGATCATCGCCCAAGCACTAGGGCCTTTTGATCCACAATCATGACACCATGTGAAAGCATCCCACGCTATAGAGCCGTCTTCATCTGGTTTTCCATAATGTGAAGAATCCGTACAAATTGAATCAGATCCACAAAATGGGCAATTCAAAGGTTTTTCATCTGGCCGTAATTCTGGTTTTTCTTGGTCAGCATGCCAGGTGTTTTCCATTTTCAATGCTCTAGATACGCAAAAAGCCCACTAAAATTAGTGAGCTTCTATTAAATTTTTCTGGCGATCCATGTATAAAGCGCCCATTTTAGAAATACTTATACTCAACCGTTCTGTTTATGTCAAGCAAGGGTGATTTCTTCTGATTCAAAATGAAACGATCTAGCCAAGCTTGTTCTAATACTGTTTTCCCAATTCTCTATACATGCTTCAGCAATTAACTCGTATGGTTCATAGCGCTCAGAATATCCAGATTTAGATACTTTTAATTTTGCGATCGTGATTTTTTCATGCAATGTATAAGGGCGTTTCCCCGTACCACCACATTTATCACAAAATTTAGAGCCGTTTGGATATCCCTTTTCATTGAATAACTCCAATTTGCCTAATCCCTGGCAATGGCCACACATTGCCTTTGTAAATAATCGCCCACGCAAAACAACCTCAGCAATACCTTTGGCCACATTTGATAAATCGCCCTGACAATTATTTGGCTTAAAGTTCTTTTTGATCATTTCACGATGGATCTTCCCCGCCAGTACGTTTCTAACGCGGAAAAAATCAGCTGAGTTAATCTCCCCTTTTTTTATTTCAACTTTACCCGGTATTTCACCAATACGCTTTTTTGATTCCTTACCATTAATTATCCTGGTCTCATAAATTTTCTTTGTTTCTGTGATTTCTGCAATGCGCTCAAAATCAACACGTTCAAGCAGTAATTCTGCCCATTTTTTTGCACCTGCAGGCAATAAGGCAATTTCTCCCAAAACAACATGCTTAGTAATTTTTCCTTTACCTTCGCTTTGAGCAATAGCAAGGCGAAGTAACTCAATAAAATCAAACTTTTCAACTAGCATAATCGCCTTCCTATTTACCCTTAATTAATAATTCAATTTGCTTTAATGCCATACCGGACTTAACTTGCTCTGTACTGAACCGTAAAACTGTAAAACCCATCATTGCTGCGGAGTTGTATTTCTCCATATCCCCTAAATAGCCCTTGCCTCTTGTGTGACGGCCTCCGCTCCAGATACCACCTTCTACCTCAATCAAAATCTTTGTACCCGTTATTAAAAAATCTGCTCTCCATTTACGTGTTGGATGGAATTTATATTCCTGTTCAAAACCAATCTTGCACGCTCTTAAATGCGTTGCCAGTACCATTTCACCCACACTTGGTTGTCTAGCAACTTGCTTTGCTGAACGCCGCTTTTTATTTTTCTTTATGGGAAATAACTTGCGGTATTCAGCAATGCTGACTGATGACATCAAGCACCACCTTTGAGCACTTGCTCTATAGCTTTAAGGGTTCGAATCATTGCCATTTGTAGAAATTCATGATTGCCGCGCATGTCTTCTTCAACATACTGCAAAGCATATTGAGTCTCTTTTAATGCCCCATCTAAACGCTTTTGCAGCTCCTCCACTTTCGCTTGTTGTTCTTTTTGAATCTCCCAAGCCCACTTTCCAGATTTACCCTCAAACTCACTCATGGCTGGCTCCTTTTTCTGCATCACACATTTCACATTTATCTATATGCCCCCACCCATCATCTCGAATGAAGCCAAACCCCTTACAAGCCTTACATTTGACTTTCTTTTTCTCACCCACCAAGAAATATCGATCTTTCTGGTTGTAGGTAATATCAATAGAACCTGAGTAATAGCGCCTTAACGCCCCATCAATATGAAATTCGTGTGGACCTACACAAAACATCCACCCCGAATCCCCGCCGCACTTTGTAAACCATTTGAAATATGCTTCTCTCCATTTCACATAACGGCCAGACAGATGAGGAGTCAACAATTCAATTAAACGTG